TTCGAGAGGATCGAGGTCCTGGGGATGCGCTCGATGCGGATCGAGCCGACGGCCACGGCCATCCACCACGGGCTCGCGGAGGCGTTCGCGAGCGCAGCTGGTGGTTATGGTCGGGGCGAGAGGAGACAAGGCTCGGGAATACACGTCATCAGGGGGTGCAGGGTCACGATGGATGTCCCGCCCCGACCGCGCATCCGGGCGGTCGGGTGATCGAGCCGGTGCCAGCTGCCCGCCGCGCACCGACCCCGGACGCCGATCGTCGCCGGCGCAACCGCCGCATCCGCGAGCTCCGCAGGGCCGGGTTGTCCCTCGCCGCCATCAGTCTCGAGGTGGGGGTCTCCAAGCCGCGCGTCGTCCAGATCCTCGCGATGCCTGACCTCCACCACCCGCTCATCGACGATCCGCTCACTGCCGCCGAGGCAGCCGTCCGCGACGAGCTCGACCGCGTGCTTGCCGTCACCGCCGCGGACCGGCGCCGCATCGCCTTCCTGAAGCGCCAGCTCACCCGCCTCGAAGAAGAGCGCGAGGCGGCCCGGATCGACGAGATCCTCGGCCTGAAGGGGTAAGCCCGCCCTTACCGCCGCTCCTACCGTTCGGGCCGTGACGCGCCAGACCGTCCTCGCCATCCACGTCTTCGCCCTCGTGGTGATCGTCACCGCCGTCGTCTCGATCGCCCTGCGCGACTCGCGCTCGGCCGAGGTCATCGCGGCGGCCCTCTTCGGCTTCCTCGCCGGCATCCTGTTCGACCGCTGGGCGCTCCGTCCCGCCGTGGACTGGACCGTGCGACGTGCCCGGGCGTGAGCGATGATCGGCGTTCTTCCCGCTCCAGCGACTACCGCTCGGCCCGCATCGGCGCGGCCCTCGGGCTCACGTGCGCCGTGGTGCTCGTGATGGTGATCGACGCCATGTCGGGCGCCTACGAGGCGTCGCCCGTCACGCTCGGCGTGCTGGCGACCCTGATCGCCGGGCTGCTCGCGGTGGACCTGCCGGACCTCCTGAGGCCGGGCAAGTGAGCGTCGAGTACGGCCTGGGCGCCCTCCCCTCGCCCGAGGACGAGCGCGACTACCAGCTCGCCGAGGTCTATGCGGCCCTCGGGATCGAGCCTGTCGCGTCCGCGGCCCTGCCCATGCCGTTCCGGGTGGCCGGCCCGTGGCCGCCGGTCCTCAAACAGGGCAACACGCCGACCTGCGTCTCACACGCCACATCGTCCCACAAGGCGTACCAGGACTTCCGCGATCGCGGGTTCTTCCCGCAGCTCGACGAGTTCGAGTTCGCCCGCCGCATCAACACGACGGCCGCCGGCGCCTACGTCCGATGGGCGATGGCGGAGCTCGTCCGGACCGGCTATCCGGAGGCTGGCGGGGCAAACGCCGCAGCCCATCGCTCGAAGGCGTTCTACGCGATCCCGACGAATCCGGACGGCTTGCAGGCGGCCGTCGTCGACTTCGGCCCGATCGTCATCGCCGGGCCCTGGTATCGCAGCTGGTTCAACCCCGGTCCCGGCGGCGTACTGCCGGCCCCGGACACGAAGATCGGCGGTCATGCCCTGGAGGTCGACGGCTACAACGCGGTCGGCATCGAAGGCCCGAACAGCTGGGGCCCGCACTGGGGCGATCACGGCCGTTTCACCCTGCCCTGGCGCCACGTCGGAGGGCTGTGGGAGGCGTGGAAGGCGATCGACGTCCCGCCGCCGCCCATCGCATGGCGCATCCACCTCGCCCACGGCGCGCAGATCCGCCGCTATGTGCTCGACGCGGCTGGCCGCATCACCGGCTGGACCGACGAGCTCTGGCAGTTCGCGGCCAGCTCGGCTCCCTGCGAGGAGCCGGTCAAGCGCCGGACGGCCAACGGCCGCAGCACGGCCCTGACCGTGCGGGTCATCCGGGGCAAGTACGCCGGCCAGATCCTCGCCGCCAGCCGGCTCGGCGTCACCGTCAAGGCGATCTAGGAGGAAACCCCATGGAAGTCAACGAACTGCTCACGCTCGGCGGGGCCGCCATCGTCGTCACGATCATGACGGAGGTCATCAAGCGGGCGACCGCCCTCAGCGAGGCCCAGGTCACCCGGTTCGGGCCCCTCCTCTCGGTCGTTCTCGGGGTCGGTGTCGCGTGCGCCGCCGCCGTCACCCAGTCGGCGGACATCGCGGCCGCTGTCCTCACCGGGCTCCTGGCCGGGGCCAGCGCGAGCGGCATCTACAGCTACACCAAGATCGCCCGCTGACATGGACGCCACCACCTGGATCAAGCTGCGGCCTGAGAAGCGCCTCTCGTGGCACATCGACGTGACCGCAGCGCCAGCGATCGCCGCGAACCGCTGGACGCGCTGCGGTCGTTGGGCGGACGCGGACGCGCCTCGGGCCGACGACCTGCCAGCCGGCGAGCGCTCGTGTGAGAACTGCCTCCGGCTCGACAAGCGCGATCGGGAGCGGGCGTGAGCCGATGGTCCATGTCTGCGCGGCCTGCGGAGTGATGCGGCCGGCCGAGGAGATGCTCGCCTTCTGGGCGATCGCGGACCCCGGCCGGCTTCGCCACGTCTGCCGCCCGATGCGGCCGCACCCCGGGTCCGCCGTCCCCTGCTTCGCCGCGATGGTGGGCCCGGCCTCCCTCTTCGGGATCGCCCTCGCCGCGCCGTCGGCCCGGGTCGCGGAATCCGGGCCGATCCGTCCTGGGACCGACGAGTGGTCCCGGCTCCTGGCCAGCGCGGGGGTCCGGGCGGCATGACGACTGCAGCGCCCTGGCGCAACCGCATCGTGGGCTCCGGCGAGGAGGCCCCGGCCGCCCTCGTGGCCAACCCGCGCAACTGGCGCACCCACTCCCCCGGGCAGGTGGCCGCCCTCGCCGGCGCGCTCGACGCTGTCGGCTGGGTCCAGCAGGTGATCGTCAACCGGCGCTCGGGCCTCCTCATCGATGGGCATGCCCGCGTTGCCGAGGCGTCCCGGCGGGGCGAGGGGCTCGTGCCGGTCGTCTACGTCGACCTCGACGCGCAGGAGGAGGCGCTCGTCCTCGCCACCCTGGACCCGATCGGCGCGATGGCCGGCGCGGACCAGGAGAGGCTGCAGGCCCTCCTCGACGACGTCGTCGTGGATGACGAAGCGCTCCGCCAGCTGCTCGCTGGCCTCGTGGACGACGTCCCCAGGGCCGGGCTGACGGATCCCGACGACGTTCCCGAGACGCCCGAGGACCCCTACGTCAAGCCGGGCGAGCTCTACGTCCTTGGCGATCATCGGCTCCTGTGCGGCGACGCCACGAGCCCTGATGACGTCGCCCGGCTGCTGGCGGGCGACGTGCCGACGATCCTGACGACGGATCCCCCCTACGGCGTCTCGCTCGATCCGACCTGGCGCGACAGCGTGTACAACCAGCTCGGGCCCGCCGAGCGGCCATACATGAAGGTGCGCCGCAAGATGCGCGGCGACGGCGCGGCCGATCATCGAACCGCCGGCCACCGCAACGTGACCGTCTCGGGCGACACCCGGGCCGACTGGTCGGAGGCATTCGCCCTCGTGCCCTCCCTGACCGTCGGCTACGTCTGGCACGCCGACACACACGCCCTCGAGGTAGGGCAGGGCCTTCTCCGGATCGGGTTCGAGATCGTCTGCCACGTGATCTGGGACAAGGGCCAGTTCACGATGGGCCGCTCCTGGTATCACTGGGAGCACGAGCCCTGCTGGGTCATCCGCAAGCCGGGCGTGACGCATCTGTTCTCGGGTTCGCGGGACCAGTCCACGATCTGGCGAGCGCCCTCGCCGAAGAAGGTCATGGGTGGCTCGACCGAGGAGAAGTTCGACCACCCGGCCCAGAAGCCGGTGCTCCTCTCCGAGATCCCGATCCGCAACCACGCGGGCCACGCCTACGATCCATTCCTGGGCTCGGGCACGACGCTCATCGCCGCCGAGACCCTCGGCCGGCGCTGCTACGGGATGGAGATCGACCCGAAGTACGTCCAGGTCGCGATCGAGCGCTGGCAGAACTTCACCGGCCGGACGGCGGAGCGGGCCGATGGGTAGGATCGCCGCCGTCAGCCGCGAGCAGATCCTGTCGGCCATCTCGGCCGGTGCCGGCCGGAGCGCCGCCGCCCGGTACGCCGGCTTCGCGGAGGCGGACCTGCTCGCCGAGCTCGAGGACGACGACTTCCGCGAGGCCGTGATCATGGCCGAAGCGCGGGCCGAGGTCGCGTCGGTCGGGGCGATCGCCAAGGCGGCCAAGGCCGGTGACTGGCGCGCCGGCGTCTATCTGCTCGAGCACAGCCGGGCCGGCGATCATCTCGAGGCGGGCAAGCGGTGCGGATCCCACAGGAGGCAATGCCGCGAGTGCAAGGTCGCCTGGAGGCGCTGCCCACACGACCACGAGACGGCGTCGTGCCGGATCCCCGACCACCGCTGCCAGCTGGTACGGGGCTGGGGGACGGCCCACCCGGGGAGCGGCCACTGCCGGCGGCACCTGGGGGCGACCGAGAACGGCGAGAAGCACGCCCAACTCGAGCGCGCCGGCCGGGCCCTGCGGCTCCTCAGCATCCCGATTGGGACCGGGGACCCCTTCCTCTTGCTCGCGAAGACCGTCCAGCATGCCGAGGGCTATCTCGAGGCGACCTCGCAGCTCCTGGCCGAGTCTGCGGAGCAGGCCTCGAGCGGCGACGCTCTCCCGGCATTTGCCGTCGAGACCGCGAGCGGCCTCTACGAGGAGGCGATCCGGATCGCCGCGCGCACCGGCAAGGCCACAGTCGACGCCGACGTCGCCAACCGCCTGGCCATCCTCGACGAGCGGGCGGACTCGCTCCTCCAGCGGTTCGTCGGGGAGCTCTTCGACCGCGTCGTGCCGGCCGCGAAGCGCCCGGCGATCGAGGTCTGGGCGTCGGCGCGGCTCGCCGAGCTGGCCGCTGAGTACGAGCAGCCGGTGACGGTCCACTGATGACGATCGCCGTCTCGCTGCTGACACGCCGCAACCCGTTCTCTCGCATCTCCGCGGCGTTCGATCCACGCTCTGAGCGGGCCACAGTCGACCGGGAGCGCGAGGCGGCCCTGGCCGACGTCCGCACGTTCGCCAGCCACGCCTGGATCCTCCACCCGACGGACGGGCCGATGAAGTTCATCCCCTGGCCCTGGCAGCCGCTCCTCCTGGCCCTCTTCGCGGCCACACGGCTCCTGGTGGTCCTCAAGGCTCGCCAGCTCGGTGTCTCCTGGCTCGCCGCGATCTATGCCCTCTGGTTCGCGATCCGGAAGCCGGGCCAGGTCGTGCTCCTGATCAGCCAGCGCCAGGACGACGCGGACAAGCTCCTCGAGAAGGTCGCCTTCGTCTACAACCGGCTCCCCGCCTGGCGCCCCTTGGCGAACGTCGCGACGCGCTCCATCCGCTTCCCCGGGCTGGGCTCGGAGATCGAGTCGCTGCCCGCGACCGACCACATCGGCCGGAGCCGGACCGCGTCGCTGGTGATCCTCGACGAGCACGCCCACCAGCCCTTCGCCCGGAAGATCTTCCTGGCCCTCAAGCCCGTCGCCGAGAAGGGCCAGATTCTCTCGATCAGCTCGGGCAACGGCGAGGGCGCCCTCCACAGCAAGATCTATCTCGACGCGAAGAAGGGGACGAACGGCTTCCAGGCCGTCTTCGTGCCGGCGACGGCGCACCCGGATCGCCAGGCGCCCGAGTGGCACGAGCGGAACCGCGCCGAGATGTCGGCCCTCTCCGACGCCGAGTACGCCCAGGAGTACCCGGAGAACGACGTCGAGGCGATCGCGACCACCGGCAACGCGATCTTCGACCACCGGGCCTTGGCCGATCAGCCGATCGAGGCGGGCACTCTCGTCGAGCCCGGGCTGACGATCTACCGCGACCCGGCGCCCGGCGCCTTCTACGTCATCGGCGCCGACCCGGCCGAGGGCCTCGTCGACTCCGACTGGTCGAGCGCCAGCGTTGTCCGGATCGATCTCGACGATGACACCTACCGCGGGGAGCAGGTCGCCGTCCTGCGCGGCCGCTGGGCACCCGAGGTCTTCGCGGCGAAGCTCGACAAGCTGGCCCGCCGCTACGGGCGCCACGTCGCGCCGACGAACCGCTTCCCGGTCCTGCTCGCCTGGGAGCGCAACAACCACGGCCACGCGGTCCGGGTGAAGATCGAGGAGCTCTACACCGCGGCCGCCCCCTACGGCCTCTACCGGGCCCGCGACAAGCGGCTCGGCTGGCTTTCGACCCCCGAGTCCCGGACGCTCCTCGTCGACCAGCTGGCCGAGGCGATCCGGACCCGGGCGATCGCCTTCCACGACGAGGGCACGCTCGACCAGTGCCGGACGTTCCACGAGAACGAGAAGGGCCGGGCTGAGGCACAGGAAGGCTTCCACGACGACGACGTCATCGCCGCCGGCATCGCCTGGCAGCTCCGCCGGCGGGCGTTCGGCCGGGTCCTCGACGTACCGGCGCGGAGGGCAGCGGCATGAGCCGGCCCACGCTCACAGAGCTCTGGATCAGCGACGGCCCGTCCGGCCCGCAGATCCGCAAGGCGGCCTCGACGTCGGAGCAGCTGCCCGAGGACCCGTTCAGCTACGCCGACGGCCAGTCCGGCCTGCAGACGCCGCCCTACGCCCTCGAGCAGCTGGCGGCCCAGCTCGAGGGCAATTCGCTGCACTACCGGTGCGTCAAGCAGAAGTCGAGCGACACGGTCGGGCGCGGCTTCACTCTCCGCGGCCGCGACGGCATCGAGACGCCATCGGCCGAGGGTGAGGATCGCTGGGGCGAGTTCGTCGCGTCGGTCGAGAACGACGAGCGAGGCGACGAGTCGCTCAAGGAGCGCGTCGTCTGGGCCCACGAGGATCTCGAGTCGATCGGCTGGGGGATCCTCGAGGTCAGCCGCCGTGGCGACGGCACTCCCGACGGTCTGTGGCATGTGCCCGCGGCCACGATCCGGGCCCATCGGGACGGCAGGCGGTTCGCCCAGCTGCGCGGTGGCAAGGCCGTCTGGTTCAAGCGCTTCGGTCTCGAGGGCTCCGTGAACCGGACCGACGGGGGCTGGAGCACGCCCGGCGCGACACCAGTCAGCCTGCGCGGCAATGAGCTGATCGTCGTCCGCAATTACACGCCGAGGTCGGCTCTCTACGGACTGCCGGACCACATCCCGGCCATGGCGGCCCTTGCCGGCTGGCGGGCTCAGGCCGAGTTCAACGTCCGCTTCTTCGACAACCAGGCAATCCCCTCCTACGCCGTCATCGTCGAAGGCGCCGACGTCAGCCCGGCGTTCGAGGAGCGGATCCTCGACCACTTCCGGGCGATCAAGGGCGATCCGCACCGGACGATCGTCATCCCGGTCCCGGGCCTGCCCGGCGACGAGGCGACCCAGGTCAAGGTCCGGTTCGAGCGGCTCTCCGTCGAGGTCAAGGACGCCAGCTTCCGGCTGTACAAGCAGGACAACGCCCTCGAGATCTGCATCGCCCACGGCGTGCCGCCCTACCGGATCGGCTGGCCGCTTCTGGGCAGCCTCGGCGGCGCGACCGCCGAGGAGATGACCCAGGTCTACCTCGACTCGATCGTCCAGCCGCGCCAGGAGACGTGGGAGCAGCGCCTC